AGAAAAACCTAAAGAGGAACCTAAGGAAGATCCTAAGAAACCAGAAGAAAAACCTAAGGAAGATCCTAAGAAACCAGAAGATAAGCCTAAACAAGTTGTTATTCGTAAATACGAAGAAAAGGAACCTGTTGTGAACAATATCCCTCCTAAGGTTATTGAAGCTGCTAAGAAAGTTGAGACACACTCTCTTCCAAATACTGGATCTAACCTTGAGCTTGCCCTTGTTACTACTGGTGTATTCCTTGCTACTGTTGGTATCGCTATTTCGCGAAAAGAAACTAAATAAAGCGCAGGATTTACACACACTATAATGAAACGAAATAAAAGGAGGACAAAGAAATGTCAAAAGAAGTTTCAAAACAAATCGAGGAAACTGTTGAAGCAGTTGAGGAAGTGAAAGATGAAGTTACTGAAGTAGTAGCTCCAGAAAAAGAATCTGAAGTGACAATTGAGGTTGTTAACGAGAAGAAATCATTCGGTGAAAAGACCGCGGATTTCATCGCTAAATACCGCAAACCAGCACTACGATTCCTAGGTGGAGCTGCTCTTGGAGCACTTGCGATCTCTATCTACAACGCTGCTAAACAGCAGGACGAAGACGATGTTATTGAAGGAGACTTCGAAACATTCGATGACGAAGACTAATTAAGTTTCAAAGAATAAGGGGTTTACACACCTCTTATTCTTTTTTGTTTTAAAAGAAAGGAGAATCTAGCGAATGAGAGTTTTAGCTGGAGCCGTTATGTTGGCAGTTATTGGAGCATTGTTGAGTGCGATGATTTACACAATGTTTATTGTATTTTTCGAACTCGATCCACGATTTGCCGTATGTTTCACCGGCTCAATTCAGGGCATTCTATTGTTCATGTGGGGATACATGGCTAAAGATAAAGCTAGTAAATAATTTATGGCAGTTATTTTGGAAGATTATGGAGTTGTTCAGGTTAAGAATCACCTACCAAATCATTTCACATTTGTCATCCCATTGGATGGCCCTCGTGATATCGCATTAGCGGATATTGCGACGGAGTTGAATGTTTATCATAATATGATGATGTTCAAGGGCGAGCGATATTATGCAGTATCCGGAGTACAAAAACATATGGAAATGGATGATGCACGATGGATCGCAACTATAGAAAGCAGGAGAATTAATGAGTAAAAAGACAGACTACGATAAAGTCAAATTACGTACGGCTAATGTCGGAGATACTGAACTCGAAGAAAAACATATCCAGCCAGTAGCCAAAGGGCGTATTGAGAAGCCTGGTGTTGGTAAATGGTTTTCAAATGTTTTATTCGGTGAAGAAGGTTTTCGTGGGGCCGCTACACATATGGTGCAAGAAGTTATTGTGCCGTCAATTCAAAACACGGTTGCTGACGTATTAGTCACAGCTGTACAACGTGCAATCTTTGGTGATGACTATATTCACCGTCGAGCTAATATAGGATCGTTCTGGGGACGTGGTAATAACGTAACCCGTATGGATACATATCGCGGTAAGCAAACAGACTACACTAAGAGCTTCGCACATCGGAATACTCGAGCTAGTAATATTGTGAATGATATTGCGTTCGAGACTCGACAAGAAGCACAGGAAGTATTTAACGTATTACTTGCAAACCTTAACCAATATGATGTAGTTACTGTTGGGGATTATTACGAACTTACAGATAATGCTGCGTCATTTACAGATCACTCATATGGATGGTCTGTATCTACTGGAGGTTTGAATGGTGCTAGAATTGTTGCTGCGCGTGGTGGTGGATATAAGATCCAATTCCCACAACCAGTGGAGGTGTAAAATGAAGAAGTTGGAACCATACTATAGTTCGTTATTTAACATATTGTTTTTTATCGTTGTGTTTATTATGTTCGGTATTCTTATGTATACCGCAATTATTTTAACCGAAAAGTACCCCTGGTTACAAGTACAATTCGCAACATTATGGTTTTTAGGATTTGTTACAGCTTTAGTTTTCACCTTTCAAGAAATTTGTGAAATAGGAAGGATTAGGAAATTGCGAAAGCGATCTCAAGGAAAGGATTAATGGGCAATCATTGGAACAGGATTATGTCACAGGGGCTCGTTACCTCAGACATAGCCAAGCTTAAGCGTATTGTCGGTCATATGGATACCGTTGACGAAATGACATTACGTGATTTTAAGATACTTCTGGATTTTCCAGAAGACAGATTCGATCCAAGGGACTTTGAATATCTCTGGCTCAAATCTAAAGTCGATATTAGACCGTTACATGACGGATCTAAATGGGAAATCTGCTGCAAATTTAAGAAGAAAGAGGACTGAGTATGACAAAGGAATGGCCAAAAGAGTTACCACCGTTTGAAAAATTGAAAGAGGTTTTCTTTAGAGGTGGATGGGATCAGGATGGAGATATGTATCACGATTCTAAATCCGGTAAAAGATTCTGGGTGGATATCATGGCTGGTACAGCTGAGGAGGTCAAAGATGCGTAGTTGTTTGGGAACTTTGTTTTTATTGTGCACACCGCCATTCGGATGGTTCGTATTGGCATATCTTTGGGTTAGGGGTGATAGATAATGGCGAAATTCTTCAAAGCATTATTGCTTTGTATACCGATAATGTTAACACATATATTTCTATTCTATGCGTTTATTTGGTTTAAGGCATTTGAAGTCTGGCCATTGGTATGGGCAATAGTTTTAGTGTTCTTCTTATTTGAGCTCTCAATCTCTGTATTGGTATTGGAGGCCGCTTATGAAGGTAAACGTAAAACTTAATGTTATATTAACAATGGATGGTCTATACATAGACACATTCCATGATGTAGACAATATTTCACAGTCAGAGTGTGGTAATGTTTATACCATATCTGCTGATGGACACGAATACATATTTAAAGCTACTGATGGATTCAAGTTATATCCTTTCTACGATATTCCAGAATTCACATTCAGTCATCAACGAAAGAAGGCTATCGATTTCGCAGTCGATAAGCTTATGGAGGAACTTTATGCGACTTAGAATTTATCCTAAAGGTGATCAGCGACCATTGTTATTTGAGAAAGTAACAAATGTGGATCTACATATTCATCAGCATGATTGGAGTATTACATTCAATCATATTGATCATATTAACAAAAACAAATCGTGTGTTGCCACAAGTCATTTTTCAAGTGTCAACAGTTCAGGACTAACATTCTTATATGAGAATAGTGAAGATCATCAATCATTTTCAGAGAATGTTCAAATCAATCGTGGTTAAGAGAAAAGGAGAAACAAAATGAAATTACCAAAACTTAATGTAAAAGCTATCAAAGCAGGAGCTAAAACAACTTATAACACAGCCAAAATCCTTGGTAAGAAGTACGCACCTATCGCTTTAGTGACTACTGGTCTTGTAGGATATGGTATTGCAGTGTATCAAGGTATCAAATCTGGTAAGAAACTCGAAGCAACCAAAGCAAAATACGAAGCTAAAGATGCTGCTGGTGAAGAATACACTCGTATGGACGTTATTAAAGACGTAACTAAAGACATTGCTGTACCAGTTGCAATTGCTGTGGCATCTACTGCTGCTATTGGATTGGGATTTGCGATCCAAACAAACCGTCTTAAAGCTGTATCTGCGGCCCTTACTGCTGTTACAGAAGAACACGCTCGCTACCGTCTACAATGTAAAGAAGTATTGGACGAGGAGACATTTAAAAAGATTGACACTCCAATGGATCAAGTAACTGTCGAAGAAGACGGTAAGGAAGCACAATCATTTGTCCCTAAGGAAGGATTGATGTATGGTAACTGGTTCAAATATTCTGCGAACTACGCATCAGATAGCCCAGAATACAACGAACAATGGATCCGTGAATCTATCCGCGTACTTGAAGAAAAGATTGCTCGTAAGGGATTGTTGAACTTCTCTGACATGTTGGATCAACTTGGATTCGATGTTCCTAAAGCTGCTCTCCCATTCGGTTGGACAGATACTGATGGCTTCTATATCGAATACGACATTATGGAAGTATGGAATGCTGAAGAACAAGTCCATGAACCACAAATCTATGTACGTTGGAAGTGCCCACGTAACTTGTATGCAACAACAAACTTCCGTGATCTTATCCCAGGACGTAAAGAATTAGCTTAATACAGGAGGAATCATATAATGAAACCATTGGTCAAAGTATTATTAGGTGTTGCAGGTGCAGCTGGCGTCGGTTACGGCGCCTACCGAATCTACAAATGGTGGAAGGAAGAGGAAGAGCTAGAGGCTGACGGGTTATCTTATGATGAACTCGTTGCTCAAGCTGAGGCTAAACAACTGGAAGAAGAAGCTAAAGAGCGTGAGGCTCGTATGATTGAAAACGAGAAACACCTCCGCGAATTAGAAGGCCTTCCAGATGACGGGCTAGATTGGTTCAAGACAGAAGACGGATTTATTCGTCGGACATTGAGCCCATACGAGATCAACTTTGGCCCTGAATATGATCCTCTTACTGAAGAAATCATTCAAGAAATGGATCTTGATGGTCTTACAAATGAATACGTTCAGAAATTGGATGTAGACAAAACTCGTTTCTACAATTATCGTGAGGCAGATCGTCCTATCCGCGATATCGTTGAGTCTGTCGAAGACATGGCTCGTCAAATTAAGACTTTGAAAGGAGCAGATATGGAACACGATCGTCTTATTTACGATAAAAACACATCAGATGCCTACGACTATTACAAAGCACTTGTCCTAGATCGTTATGGTATCACAGACAAATCTCTTCGCCGCGATCTCATCGCATTGTTCTCATGGGAATTCCTACCAAGCAAAACTAAAGTAGGAGATTGGGGACGTCGTGAAGATATTATTGCTCGTCGTATCGAGTACTTCACATTCGGTAACACATATATTGACTTCGCATCTGTAGCTGAAGCAATCTTGGAATACGCTGATCGCTTATCCACAGACACTGGTGATATCGGTACCGTGCAAGAATTCGCAGGTTGGATTGTAGAGACTCTCGGTCTTGACTTCGAGTCTGATATTGATCCAGTAATCCACGATACTCTTGTGTCATATATTGAGCATGATCGTGGAAGCAAACGTGCTAATGACGATGGTACTTATGGACTATTCCATATCTCCAAAGAGGACTACGATAAAGCCGAATCACTATATCGTGAATGTGGTGTAGCTATTGGAGATATCTTGGAAGGTAAACTCGAGCCAGAGTTATATGTGTACAACATGGAGGAAGACGATGACGACGATGAATAAAATCGTCTCTGGAATCGTGCGAGGGTTTAAGAATCTTGTGACTTCTTTTGCCCTCTTTATTCTTCGTAAGAAGTGGCATGAGAAATTACCAGAGGAAAGCAAAAAGAAAGTAAGCAAATGGGCAGTTAACTGGGTTTGGAAGAACAAACTTATTCTAAACCAGTGGGTTAAACCTAAGAAAGGCGGACACTGGTGGGATAATATTCCAGCTGACAACCATATTGATCCGGGTATGAAGTCATATTACTCGGAATGTTATGGTGTGTTACATTATTTGATGGGTGCTGAGGAACGATACGACTTTAAAGGTATGGTTATTCTTCATAATGCAACCGGAGTACTGCAGGATAAATTAGACATGATGAGCATGCACAAATTCTTCTGCGTTAAGACTCCAGAACACAAGGATCCTCTTATTTGTGTGATCCGTGATCGTGATCATTTATTTGAGGAGCTGGTTATTAGTATGCTGCACGTAGATAATGGAGCTAAGGCTATCCATTGGATTAATTCTAATTGTGATATATTCTCTATGTTCCGTCAAGAACAAACTAACGCACCAGACGTATTTACTTTCGGTGATCAAAACACAGTGACTGAAGGACTGGGATTATATATTCCAGAGAAGATGTTCAAATAGGAGGATGCCATGGGTATTAATAACATTGGAATCCTCAAACCATTTGGTGAACCAGACTACACAGAATCGGTCCTCAAATACCGTGGGTCTTTTCTGATGCAGGCTCTGACAGAGTGTGTTTATTTTAAACCACTTGATCCAGAAATCGATTTATCAAAAATTGCCCGGGGTGGGATTTTACATCGAATTCGGAATTCTCCAGGCGTAAACATTTACGTTCCTGGATATTGTAATGTGATGGTTGGATACTTCACAAACAAGCTTTGGCGTATACCATTTCCTTATCTATTGTTATCTGAGCGTAATCGCGACTTGAGAATGTTTATATTCTCTGAGGCTGCTGCTATGAAACAATTCTTGATGGATATTCGTAACTCCAAGACTAAATTCGATAACTATATTGCAGAAGGACTTGGCAAAGGATATTTTATCTCTATCCGTCTACAACATGACAGTTCTACAAATTGTTATGTACCTCAGCACGGATACAAGATTCCGTATATTAGTGGATACAAGATTCCACCACACAGCGAAATTACAGACGAGTTATTTAACTCACGCATTGACGGACGCTTTAATTGGCCAGATGTATCTGATATTGACTACAACAGTCACTACGGTATATATTCCAAGACAAAAAGCAGTCTACACTACACTCCTAAGGATTTATTACTTATGGAGCACGACATTTTAAACACATGCATTGACATTGTTAAAGGAGAACATAATGAATACAATTAAACTCGATATCACACGCGTCCCAGTATTGAAAACAAAACATTTCACAAAACAAGCAGAATTCATCAACACAATAAACCCAGGTTCTTATGGATCAAACGTATATGACCAACTCGAATTGAATCTAAACACAATGATGGACTACCTTAAATACGGTGGTAAAATCACAGTTGCTATGCTGCGCCAAATGGCCGGTAAGAAAGTTGAAACTAAGGATCATTTCTTTGGTTGGGATATTGATGTGTTGTCACAACTCACAATCTCAGATGATGAGACTATTGAATTCCCACTCATTTTCTGTAAACAACTTATGGAACCTAATGCTGATATCTTCTCGTACAAACGTCTAGATACAATCAGTCGTAAAGGAGCGCATGTTGATAAGGAAACTATCGACCGTGGAGCAGCATATTTAAACGATATGTTGGAACTAGGCATATTCAATCATGCGTTCGTTGACGATGTTTTGAACTTGAATAAATAGGAGGAACCGAGTATGGTTAAGGGACAGGGAGTAGTTTATATTAACTATGTAGATGATAACTTATCATCTGGAATGAATGGACATGCGGTAAATATTTTCGTTGATGTTTATGATATTGATTTAAATAAGCAATCTAAAACCGTATATCTTGATATAAGGACTGGGGATTATTCCAAGATAACTTTAATTCCACTAAGCAATATTGGTTTGATCGAATTTTCCCTAAGAAATCTGATTTTGTCAAAGCATACCCGCAAATTAAAGAGATGAAGGGATACTAAAATGAGAGAAAAACAACAATACAAAACAGTTGCTATTACATATGCCGACGATAAACCACTAGAATTCATTTTATTGGTTACGGATATTAGTTACCATGATTCTTATATCAAAGTCGAATACAGGGAAACTATTCATAAAGACGGTGTTAAAATTATTGCTATGCGAGATATTAAAAACATCGCGATAACCGAGCTTGATGAATTTGAAGCGAATAAAACCCTTATATATCTTGCTGAACAGACTGCTGGTATTGATTTTACACAAATTAGGTTCAATCCTTGGAATGGTGATAGAAGTATCGTAACAGTGACCTCGTACAGAAATATTGATCATAAAGATTTCACTTTCGAAAAGGTAACTAGTATCGAACGTAAATGGGATCATGATATTCTAGGCCACAGAATCCTTATACATACCATCCATAAAGATGCAGGACTTCTTTGGGGTGGCATAGATGCCATATATGTATTTGATGAGAGTGACGTGAAATCTCTTATTATCGGACGCACGGGTATGAAAGACATTAAAGTAAATGTTAACGGAGGAAAGTATGACAATGACTGATAAATTAACACCAAACACAATGAAAGGCCAATACGACCACCAATATAATGTGTTTTGCCGTAAAAATCACGACTATGGGAACTCATTTGAGAAGAGTTTGGACACGTTCGGATTGGTGGCTGGCATTGTCCGTATGAACGACAAATTCGAGCGCTTAGTTTCACTCAATGATCCGAATAAAGACGCTCAGATCTCCTCTGAGAGCCTCGTAGACACCTTAGAAGACCTGTCTAACTACGCTGCTATGGCTGCGTGCTGGTTGAAGCGTAAAAAGGAGGCTGATTGGAAAGAATTGCGCGTGAAAGAGCTCGATGGTAATATTGAAAGTATTGTGAAGAGGGCAGATGCTATTGTTGATAATATGAAAGGTGAATCTAAGGATAACTTACATATTAATAGTAGTGGCGGAACATCATCAGTTGATATTAAGAATGGTGCAATTAAATTTATGCCAGTTCGTGGTAATGGGAAATCAGGTATGGTTCAACAAGCCATTAAGGAAGCTCTCGATGATAAGGTGGTCAAATACCAGCCTCAGTTCTCTGACATTCATTTAAATGGTCCCAAAGAACTCGAGCTTAACTTG